TCAGCAACCTTTGTTGGTGCAGTTTGACAAGCGGCTAAACCGACAGCCGATAATGCCATTGCTAATGTAGTAAATTTCATTTTGCCATCTCCTCTGATTGAGTTTTAACTGTATTGATACCTTTGTCGAGCATACGAGCAATACCGCCGAATCCTACGGTTGCTAAAATCAATCCGAAGATTGTGCCTAAAATAAACGATCTCATAACTATCCCCTCTGTGTGTTAAAATTTATCAACTACTACCCATTGCCTGTTACTGGTCAAACAAGCAATACCATTCATTTTTTGAAGATCCTTTCCAGACCAACCAGCTTCAACAAACCACCTGCATTGTGTATCCTTATACCTAAATGACTTTTGAAATTTAGGATGAGGCCTTAATTGCGTTATGTCTTCAATAACCATACCTACTGCTGTACTAACAACTTTAGGTTTAGAGTTGTCTCGACAAATAACAACGCTTTCATTGTTTATTGTACTTGAATTTACCGGTTGAAGCAAGTTCTTTTTAGCCAATCCAACAGCAATTCCGCACATTTCGGTAACTGATCTGTCGCCAGTCCAGCTATATTCGCCAAATGATTTATGCCAATCTCCATTGTATAATCCATCTAAACTTGCAACACATTTCTTTTGTCCTGCTCCTAATGTAATAACATTAGTAGTAACATTTTTTATTTCAGTAATTGTACCTACACTATTGGATCGAATAGTTTGTTGCAGTTGGCATTCTTGTGCCTGTACAGTACTAAAGGTTCCAAAAATAATTAGGGCTATTGTTGTGTGGCGCATACGTAATAAATGTCATTAATTTTAGAACGAATAACACGATCGTAGGTGTATTCTCTTACTTTTTTATTTGCTTCAAATGTATTACGATCGGCAAATATCATTTGCATTTCTGCTTCCTTGTGTTCTTCTCGTGTAGGGATCATGCCTCTCAAAAATGCCAATTGTTGTTCAACAATACTGCAATCTGGTTTGATTTGAAGAATGGCTACGGGATCTGGTCTTACCTTTGGCTCAGCACACCCAAACAAATTAACCGCCATTACACACAGTACGAACTTCCCAAAGTTTGTATTTGACTGTATCCAAGTTTTCTGTGATGTTATTTTCATTTGCAAACTTCACCTGACTTTCTAAATAAGTTAGAATTTGTTGTTGATTAAGACAATCGTTTGGAATAGTACTTATTTCATACGGGGTTAGTATTCTCTGTTTGGTAACAGTAGAACATCCAACCAACAAACCAAAAAAAATGACAGCGACTAATTTCTTCATGTTTTTATTATACATGAAAAAACCAGTGCTGTCAACTAAAAGGTTAAATATTTTTATGGTAAGAGAACCAATTAAAGAAATACTATTGAACAATAAAAAAATTGGATTGTTTGTATCCGGTGGCCTTGATAGCGGATTATTATTGTATTTGATGCATCTGCTAAGAGAAGAACTCCAAACAGAAAATGAGTTTAAAATATATACAGTAAGTCGTCCTAATAATAGTATGGTATATACTCGACGAGTAGTTGATTGGATTGCCGACGAGTTTGATGTTAGTTATGATATAAACCAAGTTGGCACTGATCGGATACATCACACAATGCAGATTATTAGCGGACTTAGAGAAGCGGCCAAAGATAATGTAGATATATTTGTATTAGGTGATACAAAGAATCCTGCAGAACTTGTTAATGGACCAAATCGAAGAGCTATGAAACTTGAAAGGTATGCACAGCCTTGGATTGAAATAACAAAGGATCAAATAGTGCAAGAAGTTATTGATTGTAATCTTACTGATCTGATGACGATCAGCCACTCGTGTGAAAATCCAGAAGATGGTACTTGTGGCGAATGCTGGCACTGTAATGAACGAGCATGGGCATTTTATAAATGCGGTTATGACGATCCGCAACAGCCACCCCGTGAAAAAATTATATTTGAACTCAACTATACATTTTAAGTAGGGAACCTATGAGAGAGTTTTGGTCCACGAAAGTGATATCCTTGCCCGCCCGGAAACAACAGCCCCCGCTCTCTTCTTGTCCAGGAAACATGGAACGCTCACGGATCACTCCGCAACAGCCGGCCTGTTGACCCGTTGCTTCAACCGATGCGAGTGTTTACAACACTATCCAGATAGTGGCTTCCGGCCGTATCCGCAACCCTTTCGGCACATTTTTTGCGTTTTAAGTTCCCTACTTAAAAAAACGAGCCTACATTGTAGGCCCGTTTCCATTTTGAAATCCGACTACACCACCTTCTGCTTTGATACGTCCAATAACGTCTTCAAATAAGATTGGGGCGAAGCCGGTTTGTTCCACACATACGCAGTGGTATCTAACATCAGGCTCATCGCTGTATAAGACTTCTCCTGTACGAGCATCAACCCCTCTTGCTTTTTTAACACGGCGAGTGTGTAAGTGACCATGGATGTTAACTCCAAAGCGACCTAAACTATCTGCGTGAACTGGAATATGACTTAATATCATTCCGTTCATAACGTGGTAGGCACGTAATTCACGAAAGTATTGTCTGTAGTCTTCGTCTTTGAAGATATCATGATTGCCTCGAATTAATACTTTGTCACCATTTAACCTTGACATTATTTTTAATGACTTGCGGTTAATGACAACATCTCCCAAATGGTAGACCTTGTCAGTTGGTTTGACACGTTCATTCCATAACTTTACCATGGCCTCATCCATTTCATCCGGATCAGTCCATGGACGGATTTTAACTCCTGTGTTCTCGTGTGTGAAGCGACATACACCAGCATGACCAAAGTGCGTGTCGCTTACTAAAAATACGCTTGGCATAGTTCGCTCCTTCCATTTAAAATATTATTATAACAAAAATTTACCACTTTGTCAACCAGTAAACCAGATCTCCTTAAACCCTTCTTGTTCTGTCGGTGTTTCAAAATTCTTTATCATACTTTCTATGACTTCCCAAGGAATAACTTTGCCTATTCGGCCTTTTAACCTACGAATCAATTCATCATGTTCTGGTGTTTTGAATACTACAGCAATATGATCATAATCGGGCAACATATTAAACTTCTTTTTACGGCTAGCAATTGTAGTCGATGTTTGATCCCAAATTATATCTCGTCCTGCTTCTCGTGCAACAACAACTTCTTTTGCCATCAAGTCAACAGCCTTTGGCATAATTTCGTCAAACACTTCTGAGTAAGTTCTACCAGTATCATGAGCATAAGCATCTACAAACTTGTCTGTAGATATACACTCACACTCAAGAAACCATTCTTGACTATTGGCCCAAGTAGATTTTCCACTGCCAGGAATTCCGACTAATTGATAACACTTTGGCATATCGACCTTTCATTGTTGGCGTCCCCTGAGGGACTCGAACCCCCACTAACGGTTTTGGAGACCGCAGTACTGCCATTATACTAAAGAGACTTGGTGCCCCAGAGGAGACTCGAACTCCTAAAATTTGGCTTCTAAGACCAACACGTATACCAATTCCGTCACCGGGGCATAATACATTACTTACCATTAGTTGAAAACACTCAACAGCCTTACAGACTGAGCGTATTTCTGAGTGGAGTTCGATTCTCCTCATAAGCCATTGCCCGAGTTATTTCAGGACTGATCGATGGCCCGACCAGCCCGCCTAGTGTATGCGTCCATACACGATACCCCGTGAATGCTCTCAACTAATGGCGTCCCGTACCAGATTCGAACTGGTGTACTCACCGTGAAAGGGTGATGTCCTAGGCCTCTAGACGAACGGGACAGTTGGTTGCGGGAGCAGGAATCGAACCTACCTGGTGGGCTTATGAGACCCATGAGTAACCACTACTCTATCCCGCTCTAATTTAGTATTAATTATACAGGTATTTTTAACCTGTGTCAACCTCCTTTGTATGGTGCCAACTCCCGGGATCGAACCAGGTTCCACGGATTTTCAGTCCGCCGCAATGACCACATTTGCTAAGTTGGCAAAAAAGTATATAAATAGTAATTAATTACTTGGAGAATTGTATGGCGATTGTTGAAAAAACTATTTCTCGGAAACCAGAGGGTGTTGTTTGGTTTAGAGACGTACACCCTGATGTTGTGCAAACTATAATATCTAATATTAAGAGTTATAATGGACCTAAAGCTATCGGATGGAATATTGAAAATCCCGATATAAACACAGCAATTGAAACTCGTATTTTTGAAGATCAAATATCTTTAGATTCTTTCAAAGAATGGAGAATACAACGACCTGAGCAGATCATGAGGTATCAATATAATTTAGAAAATAATATTATTACCACATCAACAATATATACAATATAAATGGCCGGGCTTGCAGGAATCGAACCCACACCGCTTGTTTCGAAGACAAGAATGATATCCATTTCACCAAAACCCGAAAATTGGAGCAGATGGGGGATTCGAACCTCCGTAGACCCTAAGGCCACCTAATCTACATTTAGGCGCATTTGACCACTCTGCCACGATCTGCATTAAGCAATTATTTTTTTGATAATTGATCTGTTATTAATCGAATTACCTCTACACCCATTTTTTGATGTCCCTCTGGGGTCAAACAATTTGGTAATCCTACCTGACGATACTGCTGTTCAATTTTAAACAACTCGTCGCCTAACACTCCTGATTTAAATCCTGCCCACCAAGGTGGTAGTCTTGTTGGGTTTATAGAATGAACCACCCGAGGCACCCTGGCGGCACAGTATTGATCAACTAATAATAGTGCACCTTCAAATCTATTTTGTTGTAAATCTTGATGGTACAAATATTTTTTAAAGTTTCTCATGCAGATGATAAAATCTTGTTGTGTTTTAAACACTGATGAAAAGTTCTTTCTGTACTGCAAACTTTCTTTATATTTTTCTGCGTACAATTGATCTTCATTTTCAGCAGGCGGAGTCATTTGAATAATCAACTCTTGAGCCCAAATAATTTCTGCCTTTCTATCAGGTTCTTCAGAAATATTAAAGTCCATTCGGCACCCGGGTAAAAATAAAGATTGTGCTCTGCTGTGAAATATAACAGCAACATCAATTCTTTCTTTACATTTTTTAAGTTCAAATAAAATACGTTCTTCCGAACCCTGGCCAGTTCCTACATTTACAATTTGAGCATTGAAATGTTTAGCAACATCTATGATGAATGATCCTTCTTTTCCACTGGTATCGTCACCGACAGTACTGTGACCAAAAAATCCAATATTCATAATAACCTTTAATTTGGAGCGGGATAGCGGAATCGAACCGCTGACTTGAACTTGGAAGGATCTCGTTTTACCATTAAACTAATCCCGCATCGCATATATTTAACCTGGAGTAGAGAGTGGGACTCGAACCCACGGTTTTACAGATTTGCAATCTGTTGCATTTGCCGCTCTGCCATCTCTACATTATTCTGTCTTATTGTATCTGTAATTCTTTTTCTAAATGTTTTCTTTACGTCTGTCCACCATGAGGTGTTTACATAATCAACCGCTGATCTTTCCATAAAGCGAGTTTTCATTTTATCAAATTCCCAACGCTTATGTGTAGATAGCCATTGTTCGGCAAATACTATTTCACTACCACCGGGTAGCCAGTCATGATGATAAATGTATTTTTCTTGTAAGCAATAATCCCATACTCGTTTAAGTATAGGCAAACTTTCCTCTCTTGTCAAGCCGAATAGTCTATGTGCCTGGAGATATGGCAAGAAAAATCCTTTACAGCCGGTTTCATTAGTAAACACTAATGGCATAGCAGTCTCCTTAGATTCAACTTCTTCTGGAAAATGTCCTTGATTATGCCAGTAGTTATACATTGTAGTATGGCCGCCTTCTTTGTGCCATCCACAAACTACACGATAATTTTGTTCTTCTAATTCTTGAACAAACGCCGGATCTTCACGTTTAAGATCGTTGTAGGCCAATTGTGTGTTAGTCCAACTGGTTCTGCTACCTTCCGCACCGCTGATTGATTTTAAAAATACTGCTGGCTTACGTCTCATATCCCACGGAGTATTATTGTGCCAGTCTAATTCTTCATCATGCCCAAATAACCCCGGATGTCCTTCTTCATTTGCCGCACCTGTAACACGTTGAATTTTATTTCCAATCTCGTCGGTACTTAGGGCAATAGCACGGCCCCATGCTGTGTCATTGTGGTATTCTTCAAGGTTACCAATCATGTTACAGAATCGAACTTGATCCTCCGGAGTCATATTTTCAACATTACTACCTTGTGCTACAACTGCTACATTAGTAGATACTAAACGAGCAACCTCATCTGCTTCTTCTTGTGTGGCATTTTTAAAATCAAAGTTACCTAATAACACTGTCCAACCGTTATTGTGTAAGGTATAATTTAACATATTAGGCAGTACGTTTAACAAGATGATAACCAAATTGAGTTTGAACTGGATTGCTTAAATCTCCAACGTTTAAACCAAAAGCGGCATCTTCAAACGGCTTAACCATCATACCACGCCCAAATTCTCCAAGATCTCCACCGTTACGCCCACTTGGACATTTACTGTTTTGTTGTGCTAACTGTGCAAAGTCAGCACCTGCTGTAATTTGTTCATGCAGGCTAACTGCTTCATTTAATGTTGGTACCAAAATATGGCTTGCTCTTACTTTTGACATAATGTCCCTTTATAAAAATTGGTCTCGGATGAGGGATTTGAACTCTCAGTCTCCTGGTCCCAAACCAGGCGCGATAACCAGATTACGCTAATCCGAGTTTAAATTGTTAATTCTATTTACAAAACTGTTTAGGGGTGACCTATGGGATTTGAACCCATCCTATCGGAATCACAACCCGAGGTGCTAACCGCTGACACTAAGGCCACACCTAAGCAGTCTTTGGTACCTCGTGACAGGATCGAACTGCCGTCTCTGCCGTGTAAAGGCAGGGCCCTACCATTAGACGAACGAGGTAAATTGGTGCCCTATGACAGAATCGAACTGCCATCAACGGATTACAAAACCGCTGTACTACCATTGTACTAATAGGGCCTATTTGGCGGAGCGACTGGGAGTCGAACCCAGTCAACGCTTTAACACGTTGTATAGATTAGCAATCTACTGCCTTACCGTTCGGCCACCGCTCCGTTATTTCTTTTTTGCAACATGCAAATATTCATCGTAATATTTCTTATCTAAGTTGATTCCAATCTTAGTTAAAAATTCATTCAAGTAATCCCAATCTTTCCATGCTCGATCAATATCTATGTAGGTTTTATAACCTAATTTTGGCGAGTCAGTTATTACATTTTTATTGGACATTACTCGAATGATTTCTTCTTTTTGTTTTTCACTTGTAGGATTCTTATCTATAAAATCTTGAATTATTCTTTTTGTATCATTTGAATACAACAAGATTTTATGTTGATCTTTTTCAATAATATCTCTTTGTGGAAATTGTTCAAGGAATTCTTCATACTGCCAAGGATGCGCAGGTATAACTGTATTCTTACCTTGTTGTATTAAATTAACATAATGATCAAGTAATCTAATCTTACTTAGATCAAACCCATGATGGTTTCTAAACAATGAAGGTACATTGGCAAATCGTGGACCACGAAATGCTACTTTTCCATTTGGAACATTTCTTGTTCTCCAACGACGTTCGCCATCACAAGGTTCCATTCCTTCAGCATGTTCTAAAAGATTGCTAAACCCGTCTCCGCCTGTACCGCCCCAAAAGAATATCCAATATTGCATTTGAATATTTAACTTGTGTATTGGAGGAGGGATGGTAGAATCGAACTCCAACCGCTCGCGCAGTCCATCTGTTTTCAAGACAGTGCAGGGCCCAGCCCTGATAACCCTCCATGGTGGTAATGGCTGGATTTGAACCAGCACCTTGCTCCGTATGAAGGAGGTGCACAACCATTATGCTACATTACCATAAATATAATATGCAGTTCAATGACGATTACACTGAATTTAAGATGTTATATAATCTTAGCAACACACCGTATTCGCCAAATAAATCATTCTCTACCTGTAAAGAGTTCACAAACTCGTTTGAAAGGATTGAAAAAGAATTTATTCCTACTGAACTTAAACAATGGCAGGCCCACTTGGGATCGAACCAAGAACGACGGAATCAAAATCCGTTGTGATACCATTTCACCATAGGCCAACAAACACTGGTAGGACGAGCGGGATTCGAACCCGCGACTCTCGGTTTAAAAGACCGATACTCTAGCCAACTGAGTTACCGTCCTAAGATTTTGCCACTCTTGTCACTTGTCATGACAGATTCTCCTTTTAAAATAAATTGGTACCCGGAACAAGAATCGAACTTGTAATAGCCGGTTATCAGCCGACCGTTATACCATTTAACTATCCGGGTAAAAATATGGTGGACCGACGGGGGATCGAACCCCGACTAAAGGCTTGCAAAGCCCCTGTGCTCCCATTATCACTATCAGCCCAAATTGTTTAATACCCTACCTTTAGTATAACCCAAAGATATGTATTCATTTAACATCTCTTTTTTAATTTTTTTATTACCTAAATCTTTATGTGTTACCCAGCAAGTTCCGTACTGAGAATTCCTGTCACCTTGTTGATGATTTATTTTCTGTAAGGCTTCTTTTTGTTTTTGTTTTAACTTCGGGTCATGCATCGGATTATTTTTAGCAAAATTAGATACTAATTCTCCACTTGCATATTTCTCAACAAGTCGGTTTGAAATTTTATTAACATATTCCAAATATCGTCCTTGTTGTTTCATCCTCTTAGCTGTAATAGATTTATGTAAATTCTCGCCACCATATCCAGGTTGCCCGTTTTTACCGTACAAATTTTTACCGGTATCGTTTATATAATCAAATCCTCCAAACCCACCTTTTTTAAGGTTATATGTATTTGTTTCTGCTAAAAAATCTTCATTAACTATCTCTGCTTCTTTAGCATACATGTCTTTAGCATTGTCATATAGAAATAAAATTTCTTTAACAAAATTCTCAAGACCATGCTTTTTATATGCGTGATTTAAGTACTTTCCAGACCCCATATAATTATCATCTATATTTTTAGTCTTATGGCTACCAATGTAAATCTTACCATCCAGTTTGTTTGTAATTTTATAAATCAAATAAAACATAAGTGTCCTCTTAACAGTTATTCTTATGTTTTATTTATGCGAGTTCGAGCCTAAGATATCTCAAACTCCAAGGGCTCCGCGACTAGGGCTCGAACCTAGCTTGCTTTCGCACAGATTAACAGTCTGCTGCCACACCCGGCGGCTCTCGCGGAATAACTGGCGTTCCGTACCAGATTCGAACTGGTGTACTCACCGTGAAAGGGTGATGTCCTAGGCCTCTAGACGAACGGGACAAACTTGGCGGTCTCAAGGGGTAACGATCCCCTTCTTCGAGCGTGACAGGCTCGTGTGCGTCCATGAACACTTTGAGACCAAATTTGGTGGAGCCTGAAGGAATTGAACCTAACTGCCAGCCACCCTACAAAATTATGGCAACGGATTTACAGTCCGCCGTAGGGAACAGGCTCCGAAATAGATAACACTCTCAGCACTATGTGCCGTGTCCTTCCAGTCGAGTGAAGTAGAGAGTGTGTATTAAAGTGCTCTCCGCTATGCTTTTAGACACCTGTGCAGGGTGGATGAAGAACACTTTAATACGCTACGATTTTTCATTCCACAAAAGGAACTTCATCCCGTAGGCCGCCCGTTTAGTAGTTTAAAGTGATACAAGGACCTCGTTTCCTTCAGCACTTCGCAGATTATTGGATCTCTTTAGGAACCATTGACTGCTTGTTTTGAGCCTCTAAGTATGCTAACGCACGAGCCATCTTTTCGGCAATGAGTTTTTCAACTTCTTGCTTAGTCATCGAATGTGCGGCAAACCAATCGGCTTCTCTTTTAAATTTCTTTTCTGTTTCGTTCATAATTCTTTCAAGTAATAAAAAACCCCAGGGTTCTTAATCCTGGGGTCCTTTGGAGTTAGTTAGTGTTTCTTTACACTATGGTCTCCTTGGACCCCTGGCAAATTTCTGTTGTACGATCATTACTTGACACAAACCATACAGAGGGCATAAAGCCTGCCTGTTTGGCTATTGAATAGTAATGTTGAGTACAGTTTTTCATTTGCTTTTACTTTCCTTAAAGTATTATTGTACGTTTATTTAGTCTCGTTGTCAACCTTGATTTATAAATTATTTGTGGCTTTTTTGCCACATTACAAATCTCTTTGTTGACAGTAAGCTAACATTTCCTCGTAAGTGGTATCTTTGTGAAATCCTATACTAAATGTTAATCTGGGTTCTTCCTTGGTAATAATACCGTGCCTATGTTTTGTGTTAAACATGTAACAACTGCCTGGTTGATAATCTAATGGAGTGATTTGTTCTAACTCATGTATTAACTTTTCATTTTTATATACACTATTTCCAAAATAACAACCACCATCGTATCCTGACAGGAGAGAATTTATTGCACAGTGCCGGTTAGTATCGACATGAAAATTATAAAAGTGCCAAGGCGGCACATACAAAATTACAGGCTTTGCTTTGAATTTATGTATTAATTCGATCAAAGGACTGGGCTCTAATAATTTTGAAGGAACACTAAACATTTTGAAACCCTGTTGAAAAAACCATAGGTGAGAATTTTCTTTTTGATACGATAGGATTTTTTCTTGATCGATCTTACAATTAAGTTTATAGAACATAAAAATATTTAGTAGCCTTTATATACGTAGTAAATAAAACAAATTAAAGAGGAACTCATGTACGCAGTTATTAGCCTAAACGATGCAAAGTATCAGCCTTTGGCAGATATGACTTGGACACAGAACAAACAAGTTTATTGTGACCGACACGGATACGAAGGTATCCTAAAAACAGACAAACTCAAGGGTGGCATTCCAATTGGATTTGAAAAAATCTTCTGGATGCTGGATCTAATGACAGAACGTCAAGACATTGAATGGTTTTGGTGGACTGGTACGGATGCTATGATCACAAATCATACTATTAAAATCGAAGACAAGATTATTCCAGAATACGATCTAATTATGGCTACAGACTGTAATGAAATCAACAACGATAGTTTCTTAATTAAGAATTCTGAATGGGGTCGTGCTTATATGAAGAGTATTACAGAAGTTGTAGATCAATATGCCAATCATTACTTTTATGAGCAACAGGCCATGATTGACTCTGTATTCTTAGAAGAAAATGCAGGTAAGATTAAGATTGTTCCACAGCGTTATCTAAACGCATATCAAAATAGCCTGTATCCACACCAAAGCAAATATGACTGTCTTGGAACAGATGGTACATGGCAACATGGTGATTGGCTAATTCATTGGCCCGGTACTTCACTTGAAAAACGTTTAGAACTTGCTAAAATCTATTTGGAAAGAGTAGTTAAATGAAAATCTTTATAACAGGATCCTCGGGCTTTGTGGGCCGTAATCTTGTAGAATATTACAAAGATCACGAAGTGTTTGAACACAAACGCTACATGGATGTGGGAGGCAAACTCTGCTATTTCCAGCCCGACGTTATTATAAACTGTGCGGCTGAGATTTATAAAGCAGAAAACATGTGGACTCCAAATGTACTTTGGACTCAAGAATGTTTAGAGTATGTTAAATTGTACCCAAAAACTAAAATGGTACAGATAGGCAGTAGTGCTGAGTATGGTCCTATGCCCAGAGCAAGTAAAGAAACTGATCGTATCAATCCTGTTGATATGTATCAAGCAACTAAAGGTGCCGCTACACTCTTGTGCCAAGGCTATGCAAGAACATACAATCTTGACATTTCAGTAGCAAGACCTTATAGTGTATATGGCAAGTATGAGAAGCCACATAGACTATTTCCAAGATTGTGGAGAGCGTTTAACTTAGATGAACCTATGAAACTGTTTCATGGTGTTCACGATTTTATCTATATAGATGATTTTGTTAGAGGTATTGATTTATTGGTTCAGAAAAATGATAAGCCGTTGGGTGATATTGTAAACTTTGGATCTGGTAAGTCTTGGACCAATTGGGCCATACACGCTATGATTGAAAAAATATTAGATAAGACAGCACCTGTAGAACTTGTAAGCAGTATGGCCAAATCCTTTGAAAGTGAAGTATGGGTCTGTGATACTGCCTATGCCAAAGAGCAATACGGGTTTGAAACCCAATACGATATAGAATCAGGAATTAAAGAATTCTTTAACACCGCAACATATGAAAGGACTGTATGATACCATTTGGACAAGACGAAAACATAAAAATAGACAAGTGTCATGCTATGCTATTGACTGGACTTGTTAAGGCACAAAAACCTACAACTATTTTAGAAATGGGAGTAGGTGGTGGAAGAAGTTTAGATGGAATCTTAGAAGGTCTTGAATACAATCAACAATCTTACGATTACACTTTAGTTGATAACTTCTTAGATTTCCAGTATGAGATTCCTCATGAATTAACTGAACAATACGGTAACAAGATTAAGATAGTGAAAAGTGATGAAAAAGATTATGTTCTTAACTGCGACAAAAAATTTGATTTTATCATGAGCGATGCTGATCACTATCATACACAAGAATGGTTTGAACATGTTTACGATAATCTTTTAAATGATGGTGGTATATTAGTTTACCACGATGTAAATGTGTTTGATGATAACGCATTTAAAAATCTTCTTGAGATACTTGATAAATGTAAAGAACAGAAAAAATCACACATGCTGTTTAACAAGAGTTCATTGCCTGATGAACAATGCAAAAGAGGCCTACTGGTAATTTTTAAAAATTAATATGAACACATTAGAAAAACGACTTATTGATATTACATATCAAGAAAAATTAAGCCACCTTAGTAGTACACTAAGTGCGCTTCCTATCATTGAAGAAATTTATGCTCAACGCAAAGACGATGAAGTGTTTATTCTTAGCAATGGACATGCAGGGCTTGCTCTGTACGTTGTATTAGAAAAATACTATGGAGTTGATCCTATAGAACTTCTACACAAACACGGTATCCACCCAGGCAAAGATTTACCCAATCACTTGTACTGTTCAACAGGCAGTTTAGGTAGTGGACTTCCTATTGCTGTGGGACATGCCTTAGCAACTCCGGACAAGAAGGTTTACTGCATGATCAGTGACGGAGAAGCCGCAGAAGGAAGCATTTGGGAAAGTCTACGATTTATTCAAGAACATCCTGTAGACAATCTTGAAGTGTATGTTAATATCAATGGATTGAGTGCGTATGATCCAGTCGACACAGAATATTTAATCAACAGACTACGAGCATTCTTACCCAGAATCAACATTCGAACCAGTGACCCATACAAATGGTCATTTGCCAAAGACTTGCTAACACACTACTATGTGTTGAAACCAGCGGACTACGAGGAGTTAACAAAATGAGAAAAGAGTGCGCTCAATTATTATTAGAAGAAATGTCAATCAATGATCGCATTCGTGTAGTCACTGCTGATTTAGGATTTGGTATTTTAGACCACATTCGTAACGCATACCCAGATCGTTTTTACAATGTAGGTGCCGCTGAGCAACTTATGGTGGGTGTTGCTATTGGTATAGCAGAAGAAGGCTTGATTCCAGTTTGCTACTCAATGAGTAGTTTCTTGTTGTATCGTCCTTTTGAGTTCTTGCGTAATTATGTAAACCACGAAACTATTCCTGTCAAACTTTTAGGATCAGGACGTGATTATGATTATAGCCATGATGGGATGAGTCACTGGGCACATGATGATAGAACAGTATTACAATCACTGCCAAATATTGCACAGCATCGTCCTGCAGGCTTAGAAGATCTAACAGTAGAGTTTAAAAAATGGATTAATAGCAATAAGCCTGCTTATCTAAATTTAAAGAGAGCACTATGAGTACAAAAGTTGTTTATGTTACAGGTTGTTTAGGATTTATAGGATATCATGTAACCAAAGCCTGTTTAGAACAGGGTTGGTATGTACGTGGTATTGATAAATGTACCTATGCCGCCAATGAAAATCTTTTACCAGAATTATTAAAATATGATAAGTTTGTTTTTGAGAAAAAAGATATTAATGACTTAGACATTCTTTACGAGTGTGATTACATTATTAATACAGCCGCAGAAACTCATGTAGATAATTCTATAGCATCAAGCGATGTATTTGTAAAAAGTAATATAGACGGTGTTCATCATTTGCTAAAATTGATCAAAGACAACTACAAGTTTAAGATGCCCACACTCTTACACTTCTCTACTGATGAAGTTTACGGTGATATTGTAGAAGGATTCCATACAGAGCAAGATCTACTAAAGCCCAGTAATCCTTACTCTGCTACAAAAGCCGCGGCTGATATGTTGGTCACAGCATTTGCCAGAACTTATAACATTCCTTATGTTATTGTTCGTCCTACTAATAACTATGGTATTGGGCAGTACACAGAAAAGTTTATTCCACACACAATCAAGTATTTGAGTTTAGGTAAACCTGCTCCTTTACACAATGCAGGCACACCAAGACGCACATGGTTGCATGCCAGCGACACAGCCGCCGCAATTATTCGTATTATTGATATGGGCATTGTAAATGAGATTTATAATATCTCAGGCAACTACGAAGAAGCAAATATTGTTGTTGCTGCCAAAATTGTAAAACTAATGGGATTCAAAGGCGATCCAAATCAATACTTTGATCTTGGTGTAACAAGAGCAGGGCAGGATGTTCGTTATGCGATTGACGATACTAAATTGCAAGAGCTTGGTTGGACTGCTGAGGCTAAATTTGATCAAGAACTAAAATCAATTGTTAAGTACTATACTAAAAACTTCATTTGGTAAACAGATAAGTACAAGATGAATATAATTTTGTACACACTCTTAGTCACGCATATTACCATAGTATGCGTGACTTTATTTTTGCA